AATTTTGAGATTTATCGCATTCGAGAAAGAATTAAAAAGGAAGAAAGAAAGAGCGAGCAGAGAAGTCTATAAAAGTGATTAATAAAATGAATGTAAGAAGCAATCAGAAAATTAAGAAAGCTAAAGCAGAAAAGCACAATCTTAAATATGAAGCCAATAAGCAGTTAGAAGAAAAACTCCAAAAAATTAGAAGGGTTTTAAAAGACGATAAAGCAGTCTAAAATATAACCATTATTTTGCAGGAATATAAAAATGTCTGATAAAAGAAACAATTTAAGCAAAGTTCAGGTTATATCTTTCGATGCTATAGGTGGGGTTTATGAATTTCCTACGCACTTGGATTCTAAGGCCCAGATATCTCTAGGAGCTCCTAATGATGGCACTTATACAGGTGGAACGTTAACTTTTAGGGCTAAAGCTCCTGAGGGTTTTGGATTTGAGGATATTTCTCCAGTTAACTCTATAGATATTTCTGCGCCAGTGTCATTTACTATTAATAATATGATAGGTGATCTTGAGATTACTTTAGCTGGCTTTACTGGTACAGCAACTTTAATGAATGTAGTCGTTTCTTATTATGAATAGCAAAGAAGGCTTCACATCAGTTCAGGGTTTTACCTCAATAGGCGGTTTTAATTCTGTTGAGGGCTTTAATAATGGCGGTAGCGGATTAGGCCCAGAGCTGCAAAACAACTGGGACATGTCTAGCGGCACTGCTGGCTGGTTTACTTCTGGTAATGCGTCTATAGCTGCTGTTAATGATGGTGGCGAAGATGCCGTATTAATCACTCAGACAGGGGCTGCACCCTCCAGGGCCAACTTGGTCGCCACAGGAATAGAAATAGGAAAAACGTATCAAGTAAGATTTAAAGTGAGATGCGGCGCTAATATTGATGTTCAAAATGTTGGTGTTTTTACTTGGGGCAATAATACGCAAACCTTCTTAGCCTCTAGCACCTATGAGTTTATTACTGCTGAAGTAACTGCGACAAGCGCAAACGGCAACCATGTTTGCAATGTTGCTGCATCGGGCGGCACTATTGGCGATCAGATATATGTAAGTGAAATATCAGTAAGGGAAATACTATGAGGCGATTGAAATCAACTTCTAAAGGCGGTCAGTCATTAAAGTCACGAGCTAATGAGTCTAAAGGCAAGCGTAAGAAAGAATTAGACAAGTTAAGCAAAGTCGATAAGGCTAATTACAAGAAAGCGCCAAAGGCTGTTAAAAAGAAAATAGCGGCAAGTTACAAGAAAAAAGCAAAAACCCGTACTAAAAACAATGGGAAGTATATATAATAGCCTAGTCAATTATGACTCAACTCGTTTGAGTGATGTTGATAAATAATTTTTGTGAAAGACCCGCTGTAAAAGGTGGGTTTTTTTATGTGTGGATTTTGCTATTATTATCCGTAAATACGGGAAATATACGGGTAATTATGCCAAGCAGTGACACTCAGTTTAGTGAAGACTATCAGCCAAAGGGCAGGGGGCAATCAAAGCGAACTAAGTTTTTAGCGGCTTTGAAGGAATCAGGTTATAGCGAGGAAAGCTTTTATAAATTCTGTGTTGATGTCGCAGTGGGTAAGCATCCTGATACTGATAAGCCTGATAATCAGTTATTAAAAGAAGTTCTTTCCAGGCTGTTCACCACTCCAAAGCAAACGCTACCAGTATTCGAGTTTCAGTTTCCAAGTGAAGGAACAAAGCTACAAAAGGCTGATGCTATCATTGATGCTATCGGTAAAGGTGAGCTTCCTATTGATGCGGGTAAGATGTTAATGGACATCATTAAAGACGCTTCAGCTATTGAGGAAATAGATGACCTTGCAGAGCGATTAAGAATAATAGAGGAATGGAAAGAGGGTAAGAATGAGCAAAGCCCTTCTTAAGCGCATAGAAGCCATTGAGGAAGAGATAAAAGAATCTGAAGGCAAGGTAACTGAAACCGTCTATGGCGTTGTAGATAAGGTTGAGGACGGCAAACCGCATATCTGTCGAAAGTGGAAAGGCACAATTGGCAATATGGTTAAGACCGATGAAGAGCCAACTATCTTGCTAGCTGAAGTATTAGAGCCAGCTATTCTGAAACATAAAAAGTATAAATGTCTATATGGCGGGAGGGCTGGCACTAAGTCCATGTTTGCTATGGATGTTCTTACTGGTGAGGTTAATTATTCAGGCTCAAAGGTATTTTGTCTTAGAGAGCGAATGAAGTCTCTGAAAGAATCGATTTATGCTGGCATAGAGTCAAGAATAGACAAACTTTCTTATGGGGGATTCACTCCTGTTCCTTCTCAGTGGGAAATAAGGCATAAGGACGGTGGTAAGTTTACCTTTGGCGGCATGCAAAACATTATCGATATGAAAGGCTCGTTTAATTACAAGTTCTTTCTTATGGAAGAGGCAGCAAGAACAACCCAAAAGACTATCGATACATTAGGGCCAACGCTTCGAGACACAGAAGGCGCAGAGCTTTGGTATATCTGGAATCCAGAAAGCTCTAATGATGCAATGAGCAAAGAGTTTATAATTCCTTTTCAGGCTGAGTTGGATAGAAATGGGTATTATGAAGACGATTATCACTTAATAATAAAGTGCGGGTATGAAAATAATCCTTGGTTTTGGGGTGATGATTCTTTAGTTGCTGAGCTTCAAAAAGATAAAGAAAAGGTTAAGCAGAAAAGAATGTCTAAGGCTCGATATAATCATATATGGGGCGGCGATTTTAATGACGGTGTTGAAGATGGGATAATTCAGGAGGATTGGTTTGATGCTTGCATTGATGCTCATGTTAAGCTTGGCTTTGAGCCTAAAGGCGCTATAGTTACTACGCATGATGTTGCCGATGTTGGTGGCGATGAAAAGACAACAGCTACAAGGCATGGAGTTGTATTTATTGATATGCAGGAGCTTGAAACCATAGATGGAAACGACGCTATGGATGAGGCTTGTGGTATAGCAATATCTAATAACTCTGATTATTTTGGGTATGATGGGGATGGAATGGGTGCTTTATTAAGAAGGCAGGTTTCGGAAAACTTTAAAAACAAGAGAATGGAGACTTGGGTTTTTAAAGGTTCTAAAGAAGTTCACCATCCAGAAAAGGTCATTGATTATTCTGAAGAATATGGAATAAAAGGCGCAAAGAAAAATAAAGACGTATTTAAGAATAGGCGAGCGCAAAGATATATTGAGTTGGCTGAAAGAATGCGTAAAACTTATGATTGCGTAATGGCAAAGGAAAAAGGTAAGGCTGTATTTATTGATACGGATGAGCTTATTTCTTTCAGTAGCGATATAGATTGCCTTCAAAAGCTAAGGGCTGAGCTTTGCAAGCTTCCAAGAAAGAAAAATAACTCGGGAATGATCGAACTTTACTCAAAAGCAGATATGAAATCAGGCGTTATTATGTCTGATGGCTCGCGTCAAGTCATTCCTTCGCCTAATCTTGGCGATAGTGTTATGATGAGTTTTGACTGCCCTATGAATCTAAGCACAAGGGCTAAACCAAAAATGCCAACTCCGCTCCGTCCAATGGGTAGACGCTAATGGATTTAAAAGAATTAAAAACGCTACATGATAAAGCCTACAATGCTGGTCAAGTACCAAGAGAGCAGGCTTCAGATGATTTAGTATTCTATTGGGTGACTCAGTGGGATGATCAATTACTCAATGACTCGCAGCTACAGTATAGGGGTGAGTTTAATATTATAAGAAAAGCAGGCCGTCAGATCATGGCGGATTTGCGTTTAAATCCTATTCAGCCTGACTTTAAGCCAAAGGCTGAAACCAGGGAGGATGATGCTGAGTTAATGGATGGCATTTATCGCGCTACAGATAGACAGCTATCTTCTCAGGAGGCTTATGATTACGCTTCTCAGGATGCGGTTGTGTGTGGGTTTGGTGCTTGGGAGTTATATACCGAATACGAGACTAACCAAGTCGGCGATATGAATCAGGTTATAAAGCGTCGATACATTCCAGAAGCAAATAACACTGTATTCTTTGACCCTAATGCTGTTGCTTTAGATAAGAGTGACGCTAGATACGCCTCTGTGCTGTTTAGATACTCTGAGGACGGATATAAAGAGCTTTATGAGGAATTGACAGGAGATAAGCTAGAGGGCGTGAATTGGGATAGTTTTGCACAGCCTGAAGAGAGCTATGCATTCCCTTGGGTTAGCGAGATGAAAAAGGTTTATGTTTCTAAGCTTTATTGCCGTAAAAAGGTTAAAGACACCGTAATTACTTTTATTGACCCTGTTGGCATGGAAGTTATTTATCTTAAATCTCAATTATTAGCTAATGACATTCTTGATGATTTGATTGATGAGGGTTATGAGATTGAAGCAGAAAAAGAGATTGAGCGTTGGGAAGTGACTCAGTATATCTGCTCAGGTAGCGAGATATTAGATGAGCGCGTTATTGCTGGTGAGAATATCCCTGTCATTCCTGTTTATGGTGAGCGCGCGTTTATCGAAGGTGAAGAGTACTATGAAGGCATTACTCGATTAGCTAAAGACCCTCAAAGGCTCAGAAATTTCCAGATGAGCTATTTAGCTGATATTGTATCGAGAAGCCCAAGGCCCAAGCCAATATTCCTTGCTGAGCAGGTGCAAGGCTTTGAGCCGATGTATGAAGAGAATGGGGCGGATAATAACTATCCTTACCTGCTTCAGAATAGATTAGATGCAGACGGTAACGAGCTTCCTTTGGGCGTTGCTGGCATGATGCCTGAGCAGCCTATTCCAAGTGCTTTGGCGGCTGGAATACAGCTGACTAGAGAGGCGGTTGATGATGTTGCTAACGCGGGATTGCCTCAAGATATAGCTGACCCTGATTTAAGCGGCAAGGCTGTGATTGCGTTGCAGAATAGAATGGATCAGCAGTCGTATATTTATCAGCATAATTACAAGTTTGCTAAGCGTCGTGATGCAGAAGTATTTGCAGGCATGGCTAAGGTGGTATTTGATACGCCTAGAACGGTAATGATGGAAACGCCTGATGGTAATACAAAACAAGTTCAGATAATGGATGTTGCGATTGATAAAGAATCGGGCGAGCCGGTTGTATTGAACGACTTAACCAATATGGACTTTGATGTATTTGCAGAAATCGGACAACAATACTCTACGCAGAAGATGCAAACGAGAGAAGAAATTGTTGAGATGATGACTGCTTTACCTGATGGCGACCCTGTTAAGCGTATTCTATTGATGAAAGCACTACAGCTATCC